GACGGGTAGGCCAGCTCGACCTTGCTGAAGTCTTCGGTGTAGAGGGCTTCGGCTTGACGGAAGCGGACGTAGCCGCGCGTCTTGGACGAGATGCCGTTGACCACGGCCCAGTCGAGCCAGTCGTCGATGTCAGGGACGACATCGATGTGCTGGAAGCGACCGGCGAGCGCCTTGGAGAGCGAGTAGGTGCCGCTGCGGTGGCTGGCCTTGTTGCCTGCTGCGAACGGCACCCAGCCCGGCGGCAGCTCGTAGTCACCCAGCCGGCGGTCCAAGATGAGCTGGTAGGCCGCGTTGGTGACCATCGGCGGCGCGTTGGGCAGCTCGTCAAGGAAGAGGATGCCCGCACCCTTGGTGGGCAGGCCGCTGTCCTGGAAGAACTCCATGACGCGCCGCTTGGTGTCCGGGAAAGGCAGGCCTTTCAGCTCGGTCGGGTCTGACTGCGACAGGCGCTTGTCGATGAACCCGATCTTCAGGTCAGCAGCGACCTGGCGCATGAGATCGGACTTGCCGATGCCCGGCGCGCCCCAGAGAAAGCCGGGGCGGTTTTTGGCGTAGAGGAACTTGACCGCGGTTGCGGCTTGGGAAGGCTTCATGTGATGAATCCACCAGAGGTTGTGACGGCTAGTGCGTCGGTTTGAAGTGCCGGTGATCCGGCCCGTAGGTCACGCAGTGCTTGTGCTTGCCCAGCTCATCGCGCTTCTTCTTGGCTTGGGCCTTGTCCTGGAAGAACAAGTTGGGCACCAGGCGCCCGTTGGAGAGATCGCGGATGGCGAAGAGACGGAGTTTCATGTAGATCCACTCGTAGATCGAGAAGAGAGGTTAGAGAGTCTAGTGCATCTTGGCGCGGCTTTGCGCGTCGCATTGCGCAGCAGCGTCGTGTGCTCGTTGGAGGGCCTCAGCCTCGACGTGGCTGAGGAGGTGGAGAGCGCCGATGATCTGCTGCAGCTCGGCGCGGGCCATACCGATGAGCGTCATCCATGCAAGAGCGTCGCTGGCGGACGGAGGCGGGCACGACTCAGCGACTTCGAGCACGGCGTGCAGCGCGGTTTTAGGTGAAGTCATGCCCTCGCCTTGGCTTTGGTCTTGGTCTTGGCCTTCGGCTGCGGCTCAGGGAAGTGCTGCTTCTGGTACTGGCTGAACTTGCTGGCGTCTTTCCAGACCACGGCGATGCCGTGCACGGTCTTGTCAACCCACACGCGCGTGGTGTGAATGCGGTGGTGCTTGAGCAGCGCCGTGAACTTGTTGGGGCTGTCAGGCATGTTGCCCACGGTGTAGTCGTACAGCGTGCGCAGCTCGTCGCGCGTGATGTTGCACTTGCCGTCAGGCCGAGTGCGCAGCATGAGCGTCTTGAGCGCCGTCGTGTATTCGTCGAGCCGGTTGCGCTGCAGGCCGACCAGATGGCGCGAGGTGCTGGTGGGCAGCTGGTCGAGGAAGAACTCGAAGTTGCCGCTGAGCAGCGCCTCGCTGACCTGGTCGGCTGCCTGCTCGCCTACGGCGATGAGGTTGTTGCGGTCTTCACTCTGCACAACCATGCGTGCGCGTGTGGCGTCGACCTTGTAGGTCATGAGGTAGTCGTGGAACGACTGCAGTTCGTTGACGATGCGAGCGAGTTCCTGGTCCGTGATCTGGAGCTTCTGTGCCTGGTAGCCGCCGACGTTGAAGCGCCGGTCGGTCCGGTCGATGATGATCGGATCCGGCATGTTGCTCATGAAGATCCAGTTGGTGTGGTTGCGCGCCTCGACAGCGTTGGCGTGCATCGCACGGATCGGTACGAGCTCTTCGGTGATGAAGTTCTTGAGCTTGGCCATCACGCCGCGCTCGTTGCCCAGCGCCTTGATCTGAACCTCGTCGACGAACACAAGCAGGGAGTCCTGCATGAAGTGGTTGTACTTCTCGTTGAGCTCTTCCATGCGGCGCGTGGCGGTGTGGGTGCCAAACAGCGGGCGCAGCACGTTGTTGGTGAGGATGCCCTTGCCAGTGTTGTGCACCACGAATCCGTTGGCCACGTAGTTGTGGTATGGCGCTTTCATGACCATGTCATAGGTCATCTCGGTCTTGTCTTTTTTGATGGACTTGATCTTGGCGACTTGGGTCGAGAGATAGCCCATGCCTACTTCTTTTGCATGGTGCGCGTCGTGGTTGGCCTTGTCGATGATCTCCAAGTTTTGGAGATCGTCGTTGCTGGGGTCTTCGTCGCGGTGGTGGACGACTTCGTCGTCGCGCAGGTAACGCAGTTGTTGGGCACGCGTCTCATCCGTGCGCAGTACTTGGACGAAATCGTCCAGTGCCATGTTGTTCATAGCGGCTTCGACAACCAGACGAGCACGATGCAACCGCTTGTAGTTTTTGCCGTCGACCACATGCTTCCACGCATACGGGTGGAACGGGATCGAGTGGATCGTGGCACGCTTCTTATCGCGACCGCCGCGATACTTGGTATTGATCGGCAAGCCTTCCATCACGACCTCGTCACCGGGCTGCAGTTTGTGAAGCGGCGTGAACGAGCCGTCTGGGCGCATAAAGGGGTGCAGCTCGGTCGCACGAATAGAGCGACCGGACGTTGTGGTTAGGCGGTACAGCTGCTTCTCGCCAGACTGCACGATGTTGAACACCTCGTGGAATCCGATGGTCATGCCGTCGCGCACAGACTTAGCAAAAGTTGTGTGTTTCAGGTTCCACGCCTTGCCGCGGCCGGTGCCCAGCTTGTACTGTTCCGTCCATTTTTCGTAGGCTTCCTTGATCGTCAGCGCGCGACCAGCGTTGCGCTTGCCCCGTTTGAACTCGATCTGAGTCTCTGGTGCAAGACATCCTTGCGTGCCGTGCAGCACCCAGGCGGTCTTGGTGCGGTCACGGTTCTGGAGGATGAAGGCGATCCAGTTCATGAAGTGGTCGATGATGTTCGGGTCGCCGCCGAGTGCGTGCGAGACGACCTTGTAGATCGTCGGTGGGCACTTGGGCGTGGGCTTGACCGCCGCCTTCATGTACTTGCTGGGCTGGAAGCGGTTGACGGTGCGGTTGGCGACATCGACGCGCACGTTGTCGTGCGGATCGAAGACGAGATCCCACTCGGGTACGAAGTCGCCGATGGGCACACCGTGCTGCTTGCAGAAGTCGCGCAGCTGGGTCTCGTTCTTGGCCTGGTAGATCTCCAGCTCGTCTTCGGCTTCGATGTAGGTGCCGCGCCAGTAGGTGCCGGTGCGTCGATCGCAGAAGGCCAGACGCGTGACACCGTTGCTGGTGCTCTGCGTGGGCGTCTGCTGCAGCTCTGCCCAGTACTCAGGCAGCAGCTCGGCGGTGAGGTAGGTGGGCTCGCCCTTGAAGTTGAAGATGTACTTGGGGTTGTCTTCGGGGTGGTAGTAGGCCCACGAGTCACCGCCGTTGAGGTTGAAGTAGACGAAGCCACGCTCGGTCTTCTTCTCGGTGATCACAGCCTCGTCGGGCTTGAGCATGACTTCCTGGCCACCGACCACCTTGTACGAGAAGCGCCGGCTTGGCAGACCTGCAGCGTCGCGCAGCTCGTTCACGCGCGCGTGGGTCAGCTGCTTGTTCTTCTCGGTGCTCTGGATCGTGGTGGCGATGGAGAGCACGTCGTACTTGTGCTTGACCAGCTGGATGCGCGGCTGCTTGCCCATGGGGTCTTTGATGCCGCGCAGCACAGGCGGTGCGATGTAGATGAGCTTGTCGTTCTGGCATGCGCTGATGTCGAGCGGCCAGCGCAGTGCGTTGCCCGTCTTGATCAGCTCGGTGGCGTTGCGCAACAGCGGTACTTCGTGGTTCTTTTGGATGAGCCACTGCTTGAGCAGCGGTGCTGCTGTGGGCTTGTCCAGGTACATGAAGAGGTGGGCACGCAGGCGCTTGTCCACGATGCCGTAGCTGGCCGACCACTGGATGACGTAGGAGATGTCGTGCAGGCCCATCTCGCGCAGGAAGAGGTCCAGGGTCAGCGGCGTGGTCACGACCTGGCCAGAAGGCGTCACGGTCTCCATCATCTCAGGAAGACCATCGAGGTCCAGGCACAGCAGCTGCGTCGGTGCCTGGCTGTCAGTCATGCCGGCGCGTGACTCACGCACCAGGTCACGCTTCAGCTCACCTTTGATCATGCAGTGGCCTTTGGCGGCGTGCATCTTCAAAAGACGTTCGAGCGTCGGCAAGTCGTTGCACTCGTGCTTGTGCGACGTGAACTCCCACGTCATGGGGTAGGGCGTCTTCACCAGCTCACCGGAGCGCATGGTGTACGACTTGGTCAGGGGGACAGAGGCTTCAAGGAAGTAGAGCATGTGGCGTGGCAGGCAGTGGATGGGCAGTCTCTCTATATCTTATATACCTTACTATCTTACATTCTTACACTCTACTTTTTCGATAAGAAAAATAAGTAGTAGTATAGAGATAGGAGATAGAGAGAGTTACTATATGGAGTAGGAGCCGCGCAGTAAGCAATGCAGTACGGCCCATCAGCTCAGGCCAGAGGCTAGAGCACCAGGCCCGCAGGCCTGGCACTACATGCTACGTCAGACCGTCGACAGCGCGCGGAACTGCGGCGAGCGCAGAACGTTGTCGATCTCCTTCTGCGCCTTCATCGCGCACGCCAGGACGCGGGCGAACTCGTCGTCCCGCATGTTCCTGTCGTCTTCAGCGAACTCCACCGCGCGCTGCGCCGAACTGCGTGCATGTTGCAGCAGCGACAAGCGCAGCGGCAGGCTGAATCCAGCGAACCCTTGCTCGCGTGCGAGCTGCTGCGTCACGACGATCTCGTCACGCTTGTGCGCTTCGAGTTCAGTCGGTGCGCTGCGCAGCACTTCGCGGTAGGTCCACCAGGCGAGGTCGGCAGTCTTCGCCGTGTTCTCGGCGAGTTCTTCGGCACGCGCGATCTTGCGTGCCATCCGGCGCTCGTGCAGCACCTTGAAGTCCACGCCTTCGGCTTCGGCGAGAGCCTTCGACGAGATCGTTGCCTTGCGGATGGTGTCGGCGCTCACGCGGGCTTCCTGCTTGCGGTGGAAGAACTCTTCCAGGTCGGGGATCTCGTGCCGGCGCGGACGACCCTGCCAGTCGAGGTTGTAGGCGGTGAGTTCAGCGGCTTGTTCGTGAGCGTAGTCGCGAAACGCCGTGAGCCGCGTGAGGTCTTCGACCACGGCGCGATCCAGACCGGTCTTGGTGAGCCAGGTGTCCTCGTTGATCGCTGACCGCATGGCGTCAGCCATCGCCGTGTGCGCTTCGACGGTGCTGCCGGTGAACGGAACCATGTCGCTGCGAAGGATCTCGGCAGCTTCGCTCATGCTGCCGGCAGCGCCGTTCACGATCATCTCTTCGCGGATCTCGCGCAATAGCGCGCGGGACTTCGCGATGATGAGCGTGTCGATGCGCCAGGCAGTGCCCTGTGCGATCTGTGCAGCGACGTGGGTGTCGTTCAGCTTCGCGGTGAAGTCGAACAAGTCGAAGTAGATGTGGGAAGTGCTCATACGGTTCTCCAGTTGCAGTTGATGTGGTGCGGTCGCACCCACAAGCCCTGCATGCAGGGCAAGTGGCTGAGATCGATCAAAGACGTTCGAGGATCAGGCGCTCGGCTTGCTCGAACGTGCAGTCGAGCAGTTCGGCGAGGTTCTCAACCTTGTGGCAGAAGGCCTCGAAGGGCTCGGTGTCGGTGGTACCGATGTCGTCGATGTGGTCAAAGCTGATCTCTTCGATGACTTGGCGCTTGATGGTGATGCGGGGCATGTCAGATGACTCCGAAGTAGATGAGAAAGAGCGTGGCGACGAACATCGCCAGCACCAGGCGGTCAGTCCTCACGGTCGATGAACCCTTCGAGACTGCCGATGGCAGCGACAGATCCACTGGCGATGCACTCGGGTGCGTCGATGGGGTTGAAGGTCGGGTCGTCGTCATAGACGCCGAATCCATCGCGGAGATGGAAGTTGCCCACGAAGTGCTCGGTCGGTCCGCCGGTGCGCAGGCCTGCACCAAAGGCACGACCAACCAGCGAGCGCTGAACGTCGGGGTAGGGGTTGTAGGGAGAGATGAGATCGCTCATCGCAAGTCCTCCAGCGGGTACTGAATCCAGCCCCGCGTGTACATGGTTCCGGTGATGTGTCCGAACAGCGTTCGAGCTATTTGGACCGTTAACATGGAGCAGAGAAACGCGGCGACAGAGGCCATCGTTCCAATTAACGTACCCCAATGAACAACGAGGTTCAAAGTGAGGAACGCCACATGCAGCGCATTGCACGCCGCGCTGCTGCCCAGCACTCGCAACCGCGTGCGCGGGGGCAACATGCACAACAGCACGTACTCAAACAAAACGTTGAGCAGTGCGAAGATGAAGACGGCGCTGATCACGACAGCACCATCACAATCGTTGCGAACGCAACGACGCCGATCAGCGTTGCGATGATCGGCGTCCAGAACGGCCGCGGGTCAGGTCGATGCTGCCCAGTGGGCAGGTGCATCGGCGCAGCGGGCCAGGTGTCTTCGAAGTCCTGCATGACTTCTCCTGATGAGCGCGCAGATAACGCGCAATGGTTTCTACGTGGCAGCGCTTCGGCGCGCAGTAGCACGCGAGTCGAAGCACGCCGCTGGTCGTGCCGACGCGCCACAAGCGGCGCAGTTCGTTCATGACGCGTGAAGAAGCGCGCGTACTTGTCGCAAACTTCGTCACGCGCTTCTTCACGCAGGTTCGCGCTCCTGTGCAAGCCAAGCGGCGAAGCTCAGCACCTTCACGCTGCAACCGCTGCGCTGCGCCTTTTCGCGCGCGCCCGCGATATAGACGCGGTACGCGAGCTGGTCAACACTCGGCGTGGGCACGGCGACACTGCGCACCTTCGTGCCGTTCGCCGCAGCGCGTGCGCGCGCTTCCAGCGTGCCCTTTAGCTGCGCCACTTCCAGGCGCAGGGCTTCGTTCTCACGCAGCGCCGCAGTCAGACGCTGCTCCAGTTCGACCTTGGTGATACGCATACAGCCTCCATAAGCGGCACATGCCGCACAAAGCACGAAGAGCCGGGCGGCAAGCCGCCCGGCGTGGTGTCAGGCCTTCACGGCCACCTTGCGCTGCTTGGTCGGCACCGGCTCGGCCACGGGCGTGGCGACCAACTGCTTGGCCATGAGCGCCTGGCGGCGGGCACGCAGTTCGTCGGCCTTGGCCACGTAGCCAGCCTTGGCGCCCTGCGCCAGGTGCGACGTACCGAGCGCGGTGCCCTGCACCGCATACGCGGCGCCCTTGCCCAGGTACAAACCGATGGTGTACAGAGCAGACTTGTTGGCGGTCATAAGAACCTCCGTTGGTTGCCGAGCAACATTGCTCGGAAAACGCAGAGAGCCGCGCGGCTTGCCGCGCGGAACACGCAACGATGCGCACGCGACGCCGAGCGAAGAGACTCCTTTCCAGTCCACCGAATACCGAATCCGAAGTGGGGGTCGCAGTGCGCGAGGGGTGAGGGAGGGTCCGCGGCCTCGTCCCCCAAAAAATTTTTAGAAAATTCTCACCACCCAGTACGCTTAACCAAAACGTTAGCACCTGCCGCCTCTACACTCCGCTCCCATGCTCTACCGCCTCAAGCCCAACGAGCCGATCTGGCCCCGTCGCGGGCTGTTCGTCTGTCCCGAGACGCGCGCCTGGTACGTGTTTTTCTGGTGCCGTATCCCGTTCGCACGTCTGGAGGACGCCGCGGGGCGACCCTTCAACCGACCGCCAGCCGCCTGGCTGCGCCTGTCTGTGGAGTGGCGCTTTGGAATCGCCCTGCACTGGGGCCTGACAACTGTCTAACCTCTTGCATAGAATCGCGCTTCATGGCAAGAGCGCGAACAGGTGGGGAAGCGAAGGCGCGTGAGCGCACGAAGATGCAGCGCATCACGCAGCAGGCCCGCAAAGGCAAGGACACATCCCAGATGGACGGGTGTCGTGCTGTGTCGCCCGATAAGCCGCTGACGGACAAGCAGAAGGCGTTCGTAAAGGCGCTGGCGATGGGTGAGTCACGCCCGAACGCCATGAAGCGCGCGGGCATGAGCCTGAACAATCCGGCCTACGCCGCTCGGCTCATGGCGATGCCGAACATCCAGCGGGCGCTGGCTATCGAGCGCGAGGCCAACGCCCGTGCCTCTGAGCTGACCCGCCGCGACGTGATCAACATGCACAAAGAGGCGTACGACATGGCCAAGCTCATGTCGGAGCCGTCGTCGATGGTCGCCGCCGCGCGCGAGATCGGAAAGATGTGCGGCTTCTATGAGCCGCAGAAGATCGATATCACCCACAACCTGGCTGGGAAGCAGAAGGTGGAGCAGCTCAGTGACGACGAGCTGTTCAGGCTGATCGAGGAGGCCACAGGTGAAGTCCAAGCCCTCACCGACGAGTCCTGACGCCGCCAAGCTGCGCCTGGAGGCCCTCCAGCGCGAGGCTGCGCGCCGCCGCCTGTTGTCGTTCATCCAGCGCTTCAACCCGAAGTACGACGCCGGGTGGGTGCACAAGGACATTTGCCGGCGCCTGGAGCGCTTCAGCCGTGATGTGGAGGCCGGCAAGAGCCCGCGCCTGATGCTGCTGATGCCGCCGCGGCATGGAAAGGCCCTGGCTGTCGGCACGCCAGTGCCCACCCCATCTGGTTGGACGGCCATCGAAGCTCTGCGCGCAGGCGACTGGGTCTTTGGGCGTGACGGCGTGCCCACCAGGGTCGTCGCTGTGTCGCCGGTCTGGAGAGACCGGCCGCTGTACGAGGTCGTCTCGGACGATGGTGCCTCCGTCCTGGCTGACGCAGAGCATGAGTGGACTGTGCGTCTGTGCCGCAAGCGCCCCACCTACAAGACGAAGACCACGAAGCAGCTTGCTGCGCGCAGCAGCCCGCGAAACCCCGCGCTGATGACGTACAGCGCCGCCCGATATCCTGATGCGACCTTGCCGATCCACCCCTACGTGCTGGGTGTGTGGTTGGGCGACGGCACTTCGCAGCACGCCACTGTGACCCAGGGCGAGCAGGACTACGACTTCATCCGCGCGGAGGTAGAGCGCTGCGGGCACCAGACGACAGACCGCAGTACTGAGGGTACGTTCGGCGTTGGCGGCATGCAGACGGCACTCAGCGACTTGGGCCTACTTCGGAACAAACACATCCCGCTGCTCTACCGTACGGCTTCCGCCGAACAGCGGCTCGCGTTGCTCCAAGGCCTGATCGATACGGACGGGTACATAGCTCCAGACGGCCAAGTGGAGTTCTGCTCCGTGAATGAGCAGCTCGCTCGACATACGCTGGAGCTGGTGCGCTCGCTCGGTGTCAAGGCTTCGCTGATCTGCGGCGACGTCACGATGAACGGCGAGTTTGTCAGTCGGAAGTACCGGGTCATGTTCTATATGGCCGGCGCTGCTCGTTTGCCGCGTAAAGCGTCACGCTGCCGTGACAACCAGCGTACACCACATCGCTTTCTGACGTTCAAGCCCGCCGGTAGGGGCGACACGGTTTGTATCCAGGTCGAAGCTGAAGACCACCAGTTCCTCGTTGGGCACGGGTACTTGCTGACCCACAACAGCGAGATCGCCAGCCGGAACTTCCCGGCCTGGCACCTGGGGCAGTACCCGGACCACGAGTTCATCGCCTGCTCGTACAACCTGGCGCTGGCGATGACGTTCAGCCGCAAGGTGAAGCAGATCATCGACGACCCGCTGTACCAGTCGGTGTTTCCGACGCGCCTGGACCCTGACAACCAGTCGACCGAGGCCTGGATGCTACAGGGCGCGCGGGGCGGCTACGTGGCGGCCGGTATTGGCGGCCCGATCACGGGCCGTGGCGCGCACGTGCTGCTGATCGACGACCCGGTGAAGAACGCCGAGGAGGCCGACAGCCCCGACATCCGGGAGAAGATCTGGGAGTGGTACCTGTCGACGGCCTACAGCCGCCTGGCACCGGGCGGCGGTGTGTTGATCATCCAGACGTGGTGGCACGACGACGACCTGGCCGGGCGGCTGCAGAGCCTGATGAAGAACGTTGACGGGGCCGACGCGGACTTCGTGGATCAGTTCGAGGTGGTGAAGTACCCGGCCATCGCCGAAGCCGACGAGTACCTGAACCGCCAGACGGAGCAGATCGAGTACGACCCCCCGAACCCGGACCCTGCGCTGTATGAGCGCTTGCGCGCCAAGGGTGAGGCGCTGCATCCGGCGCGCTACGACCTGACAAAGCTGCTGCGGATCAAGGCCCAGAACCGCGGCGGGCGGTGGTGGAGCGCCCTGTACCAGCAGAACCCGGTGCCGGATGACGGCGGGTACTTCGAGCGCAGCCAGTTCAAGCCCAGCCCGGCGATTCCGCGCAAGCTGGACTCGTACGTCTACGTGGCGTTCGACTTTGCCATCAGCGAGAAGAAGCAGAACGACTACACGGTGGGTACGGTCGGACTGCAGGACGCCGACGACAACCTGCACATCGTGGACCAGGTCCGGTTCAA